ACAGATACAAAAGATGTTAAGAATAGTAGAATCATTCCCGAAGATGTAGATAAAAATGTATCTTCGCAGATTGAAAAGAGATTCGATGATGAGGTTGAAAGACTTTATGGGGATTCTTCTGAAAAGCCTAACATAGAGAAAGAGGCAAACAAATATGCTACAAAACAGTATATTGATACTTTTAAATATGATAAAAAAGGAAATCCTATTCAAAAGTATGAAGGTCTAAAATCTGTCATTGACTCCTTGGATAGTAAACTTAAAGATATAGAACAGAAATATGGATTCAACAGGAAATCAGACATCAACGAAATCAAAAGTGCTATTGGAACCGAAACAGCCGAAGGAAATGACTCCAGAGGAATGGGTGGAGTTTCACAAGGGGATAGTGTGCGAATATCCGGCAGAAAAGGGGTACTCTCAGATTACAAAGAAACGGCACTCTCTTTGGCAGCTGCTCAAAGAGCTAAAGAATATCTTCTCGAAAGATTCAATAATATCCGATTAAAGTATGGTCTCGAAGAAGGAGATTGGGCAAGCAAGGAACAGGTTGAAAGGATTTTTAATGACTACAACAGCGATGCTGACGTTAAAAAGATTTTTGACCGCATTGCAGGTTTAGTTGATGTTCTTGGAACAAAGTTGAAAGGTGAGGCTTATAAAAAGGTCAATACTGAGGGATATTATTATCATCCAAAGAACTACATATTAATAGATACAGACTTCTTATCTTCAATTCAATTCGGCAAACAAGAACTTGCTTCTACAATCTGCCACGAAATGTTGCACGTTGTGACATCGGACATCATCAACCTTTATCGAAAGGGCCATGGTGATTTGCTGAATGAACGCCAAAGAAAGGCGGCAAAAGAGGTGGTTGATTTGTATGATAAGATAAAATCTTACTTTGAGAGACATTTTGAGGGAGCAAAGCCTTACGCGCTAACAAATCCTGCCGAAATGATAACGGAGCTTGCAAATCCTACATGGAGAAGAATCGCCGCACAGATGCCTGTCGCAAAGGGATGGTTCAGAAGCTTTATTGCAGCCGTTAGAAATATGCTTGGTTTCCCTCCAAAGGTTAGTGCGCTTGGCAGACTGGACAAAGCTTTAGAGAACGTAATCAGAAATCTTGATTATGGTGTATTCCAAAAGGGCGCAGAGCTTAACGATGAGATTGTCAATAAAAAGGTAACTGATCCTGAGGAAATCAAGCGCTTGGAAGAGGAGCCTAAGATTAAGGTGTATCGTGCCATGCAGGTTATTGATGGCAAGCTTTATCCTCCTATGGCTGCATCGGTGGGCGGTAAACTTGTTGAGGCTAACGAGCTTGGGCAGTGGATTCGTGCTGACGAAAACCCTGCCTTGGCTATCCCAGATATTGACCCTAAGACTGGCGAACAGAAGGTTGATAAGAAGACTGGCGAACTGAAATGGAAATTCAAGCTTGATAAGGGCGGCAAGGATGCTACCGGCAAGAAGGCAACAGATATAAATGCAGCCTACAATCCTTACTGGCACATGTCTCGTTCTCCTTTGAACGACCAGTTTAAATCGGCTTGGATTCGTCCTAACATCGTTGTCGTTGAATGCGAAACACCTGTTAGTGAACTTTCTAGCGGTTACAAGGCTGATAGAGCCAAGGATGCCGTGGGTGAAGTAGACTGGAAGAGCGGTAGCGTGAGCGGTGAGGTGTTCAAACAGACTGGCAGGGCAAGAAAGGTTATCCTCTCTCGCTGGTGCAAGCCTGTTAGAGTGCTCGATGATGCTGAGGTGGCTCAGAAAGCAAAGGAGTTTATCGGCGATGCGAAGGTTGAGATTCCTGAGAATGTGCTGACTCCTAAGCAAAGAATAGCCTTTGAGGAAGCTGGATTTAAGATTGGTGCTCCTGAGAAGGGCGTTAAGAAGTCTGAGCAGATTATGGAAGCTCTGGAGAAGGGATTGACTATTGACAATACCGTTCTTCCAGATGATGGCACCAAGTTCCGCACGGACCACGGCGATGGCAACTACCCTACTTCATCGGTTGAGGACCATGTGGAGAAGGTGGCTCAGAAGACTGGTGCAAAGGTAAACATGGTTTCATCGGTTGATGAAATTACCAACAAGGCAGCTAAGGCTGCTATTGAGGAAGGTAGAAAGATTACCGGTTGGTATGATGAGAAGACTGGCGAGGTGCATCTTTATATGCCTAATATCCACGACAGATATACTGCCGAGAAGACTATCTGGCATGAGGTGGTTGGACACAAGGGAATGAGAGAGTTGTTTGGTGATGAACGATTCGATAAGTTCCTTCGTGAAGTATGGTACGACTTGGATAAGCCTGAGAATGCGGCTTTGAAGAAGCTGGTGGATGAGGAGAGAAAGTTCAATCCTCTGAATATCTATGATGCTATTGAGGAAGGTATCGCGCGACTCGCCGAGGATGGCAAGGGTGAACCGGGCTTCTGGAATGGTATCAAGAATAAGGTATCTGATTTCCTTCACGAAATCGGTTATCGTATTGCTCCTAATACTAAAGATGTGAAGTACCTGCTCTGGTTGAGCAAGAACTTGCAGAAAAATCCGAATGATCCTTATTGGAAGATGAGAGCCGAGGCGGTGAAATACCGTCTCGACCATGAGCGTATGCCTGCTGTCGTGGCGCATGATGGCATGTTCTACGGAAATGACGGAAAGGTTAGAAGTATGGATAATCTTACCAAGGCTGAGTGGAATGAGGCTACAGATGGTGAGATTCACTTCCGTACTACCCCATCTGCCGGCACGGCACTTGACAGATACCACCGTTCGCTTGATGAACATGGCTATATGTTCACCGAGAGCTATATGGACAATATGCTTTCGTTGAAGAAGTTGATGAATGCGATTGTGCCTGACAAGAAGATTGAGGATATTGCTTCTTCTGAGAATCCTTATATACTGCAGAACACCATGCAGGGCGCGATGAGTGATGCGGCTCAGATGTTTGAACGCAACGTGATGAAGCCTCTTGACAAGGCCATGGCCGGCGTACTGGATGCCTTCGACGGCAAGAAGGATGACGAGAAGATTAGAAACTTCAATCTCTACATGATTACCAAGCACGGCTTGGAGCGAAACCGTATCTTGTATGTGCGTGATGCCTTGAAGTATATGCGCATGAACGAGAAGACCAAGAAGCTAGCTGATACTGTAGAGTTCGATTGGAACAACGAGAAAGCTACCCTTGACGAGAAATTGGAGCGTGGAGACATCGACCTGAAGACTTATTATGAGCGCATGGACGATTTCATCCGTACCTACGTGGATAGTGATAATAAGTTTGATGCTGGCGAGCACGACTATTCGGGTATTCATGCCATTCAGGAAGTGGCGAAATCTTCTGACCCTTATGATGATGCTGAGGCTATTCAGAGCGTGATGGATTCAGAAGCAAAGATGGAGAGTATCAAGAAGGGTTCTGTTAAGGACTATTGGGATAAGGTGAAGGCTGCCACCCAGTATTCTATTGATACTGACTATAAGAATGGTCTTATCAGCAGAGATCTTTACGGTCACGTGTCTGATATGTTCAACTGGTATGTGCCTTTGAGAAAGTATGATGAGGCTACGGCAGAAGATACTTATGGCTACATTACTGAGCAGGGAGACCCGAAGAGTTACATCGGAAGCACGATCATGAGAGCGAGAGGACACAAGTACCTGAGCGAAACAAACGTACTGGCGCAGATTGGCGCGATGGGCAACAGAGCCATCAAAAATGGTGGTATGAACGCTATCCGTCAGGCATTTGCAAGATTCGTAAGAAACAACTCGAACAATAATCTTGTGACGGAGACTAGGGTTTGGTACGCCGATGACCCTATCACTCACACCACCGTGGAGCGTTACCCAGACATTCCCGAGGACGCTACGGCTGATGAAATAAATCAGATAGTAGCAGACTTCAACATGGAAATGAAGGATTTGGAATCAAAGGGGTTGGCGACAAAGGTGTATCGAAGAGGAAGAATCGGTTATAAGTTCCAAAGAGCAGAGAATAAATCGCAGCATATCGTAGATGTGAAGATTGCCGGAAGGACCCATTCTTTTGTTATCAACGGAAATCCTAGAGCAGCGCAGGCTCTGAATGGATTGCTGGAGAACTCGGGCGCAAAGGGTATCATGAAACCATTGAGTTCTATTTCAAGAATGATGGCGCAGTTGTGTACATCTTATAACCCTGAGTTCGTGATGCGAAACATTATGCGTGATGCAGAGTTTGCATCTAGCAACGTTACTTCTAAGGAGGGTGCAAGATATGGTGCGCTCTGGGCGAAGTACTATGCGCAGTTGGGCTTGTATAAGGGTGCATCGAATATCAGCTTCAAGGATTTGAGCGGAACTACTGGCTTGGGCTTGTTTGCCAAGTATCGTAACGGAACACTTGATACTTCTGACAAGGTACAGAGATATTTCAAGGAGTTTATGGAGAACGGCGGCGAAACCGGTTGGGTTCAGATCAAGAACATGCAGGACTGGACCAAGGAGTACAAGAAAGATGTGAAGAGCGAAAGAAGTAAGATTGACAAGGGTGGCGCTGCCCTTCGTGACTTCTTCTTCGGAAATCTGGCGAACATCAACGAGGTGGCTGAGAATATCGCCCGATTCGCAACCTACTGTGCGAGCCGAGACAGTAACCGTTCTATCATCCGTTCGGTCTATGATGCGAAGGAGGTATCTACCAACTTCAACCGCCATGGTAGCGGTGATGCCATCAAGAGCTTCAAGAACGGAGAAATGACTGGCGGCAAGGCGGCTGCAAGATGGGCTTACGGATTTACGGCTAGCTATCTCAGACATTGTTCTATGTTCTTCAATGCCGGTATTCAGAGTACAAATCTTCTTGTGAAGAACTTGAAAAACCATCCTGTGGGTACTTCTGTCAACATGCTTGCCATTCCTTTTGCCCTCGGTGCGCTGGCTGCACTTGGTAACAATGTGCTGATTGCGAGTGAGGACGAGAAGGACAGAAAGGGAGTTAAGGACCCATACGGCGAGCTGCCTGATTATATCAGAAGAAACAATCTCTGTATATATAAAGGTGGCGGTCAGTTTGTTACTATTCCGCTTGCCATCGAGTTGAGAGCCTTCCATGGTTTGGGCGACTTGGCTGCTGGCTTGACCTTCTCGCCAAACGTAAGCGGACAGAAGAATCCTGCCTTGGATGCAGTGGGCTGTATGTCGCAGCTTGTGCCGGTGATGGACTATCTCGGTAACTCTTCGGCTGGCAAGGAGCCTTTGAACGAGACGATCAAGGCTATCTCTCCTTCTGCCATATCTCCTTTCGTGGAATGGGAGTTAAATACCGACTGGAAGGGCGCGCCTATTGAAAGACGTGGTGACTGGAACGAAAATTCTCCTGCTTGGCAGAGAGCCTACAAGGGTGTACCTGACGGATATATGGCTGTGAATAAATGGGTGAATGCCCAGACCAACGACGTAGCCAAGGGTAATGAGGATATGCTGGGCAACAGTTTCCTGGATATGGTAACGAACCCTAGTATGTTGAATCATTACATCGGTGGTCTTGGCGGTGGCGCTGCTACCTTTACTGAGCGAGCTATCGGTGTTATTAAACACGGTAAAGATACGGAAACAAAGGACATTCCTTTCCTTCGCTCTCTTCTTTATACGCCTAGTGAGCAGAGCAGCTTGCAGCGAACAAAGAGCAAGTGGTATAACTATAAAGACGAAATGGAGAAGACCATGGCCAACGTGGACCGCCTGAAATCGAAGAACGTTCCGATTGATAAGAGAATCACGAATATCGGGGAGTATTTCCACTTCCAAAACTCCAAGGAGGCTGCCAAGGTTAGAATCATTGAGTTGGCAGAGAAGCAGATGAAGCGATGGAAAAAGATGAGAGATAAGGCGAGCGATACCGAGAGCATCAACTTTGCTAATCAGAATATTGACAGAATCATGATGGATGCGGTAGAAGAACTGGATAGATTGGAATAATATAAAAAAGGGAGTGGGCGCAAGGCTCACTCCTTTTTTCTCCTTTTGTTAATTTAATTGCATCTGACCCATAAACACATTTAGGGCAAAAAGCAGTTTGCAAATCAAAATGCACACAGCAAATAAAAACACAAAAGTAACTGATGCTCCCATAATAAATGACCTATTAATTTTTATAAGCTGTACCTAAATATCTTGCACTAATCTTGTGCCTATTTGAAGTAACATATACTTCAATGTATGTGCGATTATCATTCTCATTCTCTTTAATCCACACATAAGAAGATGATTTATCCATTTCTTTCGCAGGTAGAACTAATTCGTAACTTTCGACTGCTCCATTATGTTGTTGCTTTGTTACTGATGCTTCAGGCGATTCATAGGCGGACAAATAACACTTCTTGCCTAACTCGCAATCTAAATTATATACATCCAAACAATCCTCTCCAGAATATAAATGAACACTCCACTTGCTGTAGCGGACTTTATCTATTGGATATTCCTTTCCATCTACAGTAAATACATTACGGATTTCTTGTTCTCCGTCATCGCTGCTACATGCACATAATGACAGAACTGCCATTAGGATAAATAATAATTTCTTCATGAATCAATGTTTTATGCGTTTGTAATTTCTGGGTGCAAAGGTAGGGATTTTTTTGATAGGTTGTATCGGGGTTGGAGGGATTTTTGCGTAGTTTAGACTTTGGATAAATAAGGTGGGACTCAGCATAAAATGCTGAGGAACGGGGGCTAAAGGGGGCTTTGCTAGCTGGTGCTTGCTAGCAGGTGCTTGCTGGTGGCGGCTTGACAGAGGGAGCCTAGGATGTAGCAGGGTTCTTCGGTGTACATATTTATAAGGAACTGCTCGGATATGTGCTGAACTACATGGAGCATTTCGTGGGTGAGGCTGTTTGTGTACTCCCCTTTTGAGGTGGTCCAGCCTATTACTACTATCGTTTTTCGGGTATCTATGTTGGAATAGGTGATGCCTTTGTTGGGCTGACCTTCGAGCACGAGATTACAGGCATCTTCGAGAGGAATGCCGGCGCATCCCAAATCCCGAAGATGCCTTCTTACCTTCATGGCATCCTTTGAGTGGACATCGTACATTACATGTACGGTCCAATCATACCTTTCCAAGTAAATCTCCTGCTCAGTCAAAACTATAAACTTTAAACTATCAACTATAAACTACAATATCTCTTCCCAAGGAATGCCCACGCCATTGAAAGATGTATCTGCATAGAAGCGGTTGAAGATGAAACCGTCCTGCTGATCCTCATCATCTACGTAGTCTTTGATGAACTGTGCCATCTGCTTTTCTTCTGTTATAGACGAGCCGTAGAAATCAGCCAGACACATGTGTGCGATGTAAACCGCATCATAGCCCACATTATTCTCCAGCACGATGTTATTCTTTTTCAAGATTTCCTCAATATCATCCTTGCTCATCATGCGGATAGGCTTACCGTTCTTCCGCATCTGCTTTACTGCCCACTCACACATCTTCTTATTGAAGTGCCAGCCATTATAGCGAAGGTAAGCCCTCATTTCCTCTGGCTGATAATCGTAGGCGTTCAAAGATTGTCTGTATTTTCTTTCCATAATCTTTATGTATTTAAGAAAGGGGTATGCCCACTTTTGAGCACACCCCAAACTAGTTAGTAATCTTCTCCGTAATCACTTCTGTAATCACGTCCACGGTCTTCACGTTGGCGCATGTCGTCGTACTCTTCATGCTCTCGCATACCACTTCTGCCTCCACGACCTCTGTAATCGGGCATGCGGTTGCGCTCGCCGTATCGGTCACGTCTGCCTTCGCGCTTCATTTCGCCTAGGCAGTTCATCGCCTTATCCAAGTAGCGCAAGCCCTTCTCCACGTTCTCATACAAGCCATCAAACTTGTCTTCTGTAATCTCAACCATTATCATAATTCTAAGATTTTTAAAGTGAACAGATAGGAGATTACTTGTTTATCGCCTGTTGGAGCAATCCCATCATCTTGTCGAGCTTGCCCTCCATGCCAGAAACCTTGCCTTCAAGCTTGCTGATCTTCTCAGTCTGTTCCCTCTCCTTGGCTATCTGGGGGTTGAGTTGCAGTAGCATTCCCTCACAAGAATCAACGACCCTCTTGTGGTAATCTACGCTCTCCAGTATCGCCTTGGATTGTCTCAGCATCGTATCGACTTCTGCACTCATGGCTTCCTTGTTGTCGCTCACCACAAGATTCTTGTCGTTTGCTATCTGTCCGTTGGCAGGTAGCTGCTTGAAATCCACCTCCTCATCGTTCAGCTTCACTTTCACATCAACCACAGTTTCCATAGGCTGAGGCGTGAAGCCATTGTTGAAGGTAGGGTATTTCGTCTGAGGGTTGCTGACCGAAACAACCTGACCAATCTGCAAGTTCGGGTTTTCGCCCTTGTCTAGGACATAGAATAAAGAATTTGTTCTTAAACCTTGAAACATAATGTAATCTCCTATTATCTATTCTGTTTGTTAAACAATACCCGTCATCAGCTGAAGGGTGTTAGTGTCTCGCTCGAACCAGAGCTGAACAACTCCAGTTCCCGGCACGTCTGCAACCGTTAATGCCTCACCGTTGAATTTGGTTACGGCTTGGGTTACGCCGTTGGTCTCGAAAAGGATAGGCAGCGTACCAGTCGTTCCTGTCGGAATAGCCTGTTTCAGATTTACGAAAATCGTTCCTCTGTAGTTGGCATTCACGAAGGCGTGGTTTTTAAAGGTGAACACCACATTGGCAGTATTCACCACCACGCCTGTAGAAGCGATAGCCGCCGAACCGTTACGATTCACCCATGTATAAGGTCTTAACCATAACATAGCAGCCTCCTTTCTTTAACCCCAAAAGCCGTTTGCGGCTGCATTGAAGCCATATAGACCATACTGAGCTGCTACGCAATTAGGAACAGCAGTAAATGGGCTATAAGGGGTGGTTACTGTTTCTGGCAGCTTGCACTTGATACCTGCAACCTCGTTCTGCAAACCTGCCAGAACTTGATTGATTGGTGCTACAGCCTGACCCACGATTTGTGAAGTCATTGCGGAAGCCTTGAAGGTACTGTTCTCCTCGCGAAGCGCATCAATCTTGTTCTGCATTTCACGCATCTCAGCCTGCTTCTGACCGTCAACGATGGTCTGAGTGCTCTCCTTGATAGCGTTATGCAAATCGCAAGTCTGGCGCTGTGTTTCGTAAGCTACATTGGAGAAGCCACGTTCCTGACCTACTGCCACGTTGTTGATGGCATTCTGCAAGGTGCCTGTCTGCTGACACATCGCCAACTTGATATTGCCGTCCATGGCGGTAATGTTGTTGTTGGTCTTGCAGCAGCATTCTGCCAACTGGGTAGCGATTGCGTTGTTACCCTGCATGATGGCAGTCAATACCTGATTAGCAGTCATGCCCATCTGGTTGCCGACACCGCAAATCTCCTTGCTTACACCATTGATGGCAGCGATAACGTTACCGGTAGTAGTGTTGAGAGCAGTAGCGAGCGACTGAACATCGAAGCCATTGCGCTGAACTGCCTGCATGATAACAGCCGTATTGGCATCGTTATTGAGCATAACGCCACCCTGTCCGTTAGGCATCAAGCAACCGCCATTGTTTCCACCGAAGAAGTTGCCTCTACCCATAAGAAGGAAGAGAAGCAAGATGGCAAACAAACCATCACCCCATCCGTTTCCATTGCCCTTGCCGTTGCAGAGAGCAAACAAACTTGGATCTACACCCTGTCGCTGCATAAGTGCTGGGAGCATAGCGAGAATGCTATTGAAACCACCGCCCTGGCTGGTTCCGTTCTCCCCGAATACGTAAGTTTTTGACTCACTCATAATAAAATAGTTTTATCCGTTTCGTTCACTATTGAACTTGGTGCAAAGTTACGAAGAAGATGAGGCTCTGCCTAACTATGCTCAAAATAAAGTTTTTATGGGTTATATAGTTGTTTTTCAGATGTTTACAATGAGCAACATTGTGCTCAATTATTTAGCGTCTTTCTATACTAGGAAGAAAGTGAGCTTTTGCCGGTATAACCTATTGATATTTTTGCTACTTTTGCAGGAAAATAACGTTTTAGTATATTGTCAATATGAAGAAATTATTGTTTTTGTTTTATTTAGTATTTTCCCCTATTGCTATACTTGCACAAGATTCTGTGTTAGGTATAAATTTTGGGAACAGCTACAGTTCCGTCAAGGCTTCCCTTGAAAATAGATATGGAACGTTGAATGTAATGGAAGATAAAGGAACGCTAAGGGTCTTCGATATTTCGGTTGGTGATTATACATTCAATATGGGAGAGTTTGATTTTCAATATAGTGGAAGCAATTCGTACTTTTATTATGCTGAATTTCAAAAGAACTTTTCTGTTAATGCTTCACAACAAGCAAAAGACTTTAGGGAAAACTTGCAACTTACATTAAGTAAAAAATATAGAACAGGTTATATATGGATAAACGAACAAGGTTACAAATGCTATAATTTTGCAGAACCGGGAACAGATCCTAAAGAAAATCCTGCATGTACTTTAATTGTGCAAAAATCAAAAAGTAAGGGCGGCGCAACATATATCTATGTCACCCTATATTATGGTCCACATTATTATATAAATGAAGCTAGTGATTTTTAATTATGAAAACATTTTTACTTTTTGCGATACTTTTCTGTTCTTCCATAGAAAACCATGTCGTTTATATCTGTACAGGACCAAATGCCTATGCTTATCATAAGACAAAAACCTGTAGAGGCCTTCGACACTGCACTGGAGAAATTAAAGAAATTAGTTTAGTGCAAGCTAAGAAGGACAATCGAAAAGCTTGCAAATTATGTTATAAGAAGAAACATATATGAAAACAGAGGAATGGGTTATTCTCATAGTGATTGTATTAGCTGCCATTGGGAGCTGTGGGGGTATGAATGAAGACGGTCCCGATAGAGGCGATACTGGGTATGAAGATATAAGCCGTAGTATTAACGGTGTGGCATTATAAGTATCTGTTTATGTTATATTAATACTCAGTTAGAAAAGTCTTAGTTTTTTAAGCTACTTGCAGGAACGGCTTGATATTTTTGATACCTTTGTTGGCATAATTTTTCACTTATTAAACTATACGCTTATGGAAAAGTCTATTATGACGGACAAGGAACGTATTACTGAGTTAGAACTTCAATTAAGAGAAAAAGATGGTATTATTAAGGCATTGCAGGATGCTTTTGACAAACAACTTGATGTTATTAAAATGTTGAGAGACAGAATTGATGAAATGACTCCTGATGATATAGCATAAGAAAAGGGTGAATCTTTCGACTCACCCTTTTCTTTATCTATAAACTCAGCGACTTAGAGTTTAAATCTTTACAATTTCGTAGTCAAATGAAATTTCGGTACTTCCTGAATTTGTTATGGCTACAAATAAATTCATATCGGAATATTTTTCCTTAAAATCCGTTTCAACAACAGAATCTACTGTAGCTATTATAGTTTTAGCCACACAGTTACCATAAGAAACAAACATTTCACCAGAATCATTATTGAATTTTTTATCTGTAATTAAGGAAGATGTTGCTATCTTAGAGTTTACACTCACTGACGCACCTCCTGTTCCAACCTCTTTCCAGTTGGATATAGTAATGCTAAATTTATCACCAGTCTTAATACCTTCTTTGCTTGGGTTTGGAAACAGATTAATAGAACCTGATGTATTAGACTTAAAACTTCCTGAGCATTTCCAAATATTTTTAATCTGAAAATTTGCTCCTTTTACTAATATCTTCATAATTTAGTTATTTTAAAATATAATAATGTATTGCGTTATAAAAAGCATCAGATATTTGCATAAATCCAGATTCTGCTGGGTGTACATTATCTATACCTTGCCTTACTTTAACTACGGAGTTTCTATTGTTTGCAGAAACTTCTTCATAATCAAAATTATTTATTGTGTCTATTTGACTTGGAACATCAATATACAAGATGTTTCTATCGTATGAACTACAGATTTCTTTTAATTTTCTATTCCAATTTATTATTTTTAGATAATTATTGTTGAAATTTACTCCTGCACTAAGTCCTCTGCTATCAGACCAACCATAGTTATTATAGTTCATTGCATTTGAAGCTACAACTATTTTAATACTTGAGTTGTATGAAATAAAAGAATCTAACAATGTACGAATATCTTCTTCTGAAGATAGTTCATTGGCTCCCAACAATATTAGCACCGCATCAATCTTAGCTAAACTATTGTTACTAATATATTTGCTGATGTCAAGTTTGCCATCAATATAAAATGGTGAACCACTTTTGACGAAATCCGAGTACTTCCAGCCACTATAACCTTCACACTTATCTCCCTTTTCGGTTCGAATTGTACCTATGAAATTAATATTGCTTAGATTATCAGAAATAGGACTCCCTCCAGTTCCTGTTAAACGGCGATTAAGTTCATGAAGATATGCACCTATGTGTGTATAAGAATCTCCTATAGTTAATATGTCTATAGGACTATCTGGAGATTGCTTTTTTACTATTGGCACTACATTTGTTACTTGCTCACCAACAATATTACCAAACGGGTCTTTTAGCAAAAAAGTAATTTTTACTTTTTTGTTCCTAGAAACAGATGCTTCAAAAACATAAGCATTTTCTCTAAATCTTCCAGCCTTTAAAGTATCTGTATTTTCTGTTTCAATATTGACTGCTTGAAAACCTAAAGTAGAATATGATTGTGGAATCAACGATGTTAAGAACAATTCAAGTTTATTCCCTAGCACTATTGGATAGTTATCAGCCATAACTAATAAATTATCGCAATAACGGAAATTATAAAATTGTTCTATAATAGTTTCTAATGAATATTCAATATACCCATTTTTAGCCAAATTTATCCATGCAAAATTTGCAGACACATTTTTAGCTCTAGCGTAATCTTCTTCTGTAAAGAGAAAATCAAAACTTTCTATATCTTCGCTATTTCCAACATATAATCCATCTAATCTATCCTCATTACTATTACAGATAACTATTGCAGGAAGACCTTGATTGTGAATTGCATTATGAATTTTCGCTCCAATAAGTTTTGTAACAGGTATTAATTCTGTATGCTTATATTTTTCTCCTCCTCCAATAGCATTTTTATTTACCCTATACCCGTTTTCAAAATTTACGCTCAGTATCTTATTTGTTGAAAAATTAGAATTTTCGTCAATTTTAAGAACAACATTTCCATCATTATCAACAACAGAATAGCTTTTACATCTTGCCCCATTGTTATCTACTTCAAAGCCAACATTATTGTTTTCATCAACTATTTGAAAACGCTTGTCTCCATCATCCTGCAAGATTAATAGAATGTTGTCAATAAGCGTTTTTAGCTTTTCATTAATTTTAAGAACAACATTTCCATCATTATCAACAACAGAATAGCTTTTACATCTTGCCCCATTGTTATCTACTTCAAAGCCAACATTATTGTTTTCATCAACTATTTGAAAACGCTTGTCTCCATCATCCTGCAAAATATTCAATAATTTCAGTAACTTTAATAATAAGTCGTTGAGTTTCGTACTTACGGCTTTCTGAGACATTACCTTATCCTCAGCACCACCTGATTCCTGCGAGATGTTTTCCAAATTGAACTTCTTGGCAATCTCTGCATCCTGTGATGTGTTCTTTGTAGCAAGCTCATCAATAGCACCCTGTGCAGTGACAGCAGTCATTCCACTAGTCTCGTTGCTATAAGAAACAGCATTTGCAGTAGATGCTCCACCTGAGACGGTGATGTCTTTGATGGCATCCTCCAACTGATGAGTCTTTTCACCTATCTGCTGGACTGTCTCCTTGTCACCATCCATGAACACCTCCCTTGCGGCTACAGCTTTTCCTTGTTGGGTAGCTGCATGTATCGGGGCTGTTAAATTAATATTTTCTTCTGACATATCTTTTAATATTTAAAATACTATTAAATCCCACGTATTTGCAGTAAGAGGGTTGATAGTTCTGTATGTTTTGAAACTTCCTTGACTATTTGTGATAGTCTGAGGAGCAGATAAAGGAACGTCAAATCCGGCACTGGTTACACGGATGATTGAGAGATAACTAGGTACTACTAGCCAGATGTAATCATTTTCCTTGGTAGTTACTTTTGGATTGAATGATACTCCTGTTGCTGATACCTTGTTGAGCGTATTGAGGATTTCTGCGGTCATGGTGGCTGCTGGGTTTCCTCCAAAGTAGCAGAGATAGCGAGTCTGAGATGTACTCTTGCCAGTTCTGCCCTCCTTTGTTACTGCAAACCTGAAGATTTCTCTTGCACCTTCGATTGGGGTGGATAGAGTTCCACCAGATGATGGAGTCTCTGAGAGATTCTTAGAGTCATTATCGTTAATCTGCTTGCTGATGATTGACGTATCAGGCACAAGGGGTTTGTTGTCGTTTGAAACGGAATACCTTACCTCTGTCTGCATAGTGTCTACATTCGGAATAATGGTGAATCCTAACGTGATAGGATAAACCGTATCATTCAGCTTGGCTAGATTCTCGTCAACGTCCTGAATCAACGTTAGCAGATTGTCCGGCAATCCTGTTGCTGCTTCTAGAGACTTGCGAAGTTCTGGGTCGAACTTATCAAGAGTCAAGGTATTATCTGCCATCTTCTCATTAGTCACAGACTGGTCATGAAGTTTGGGTGTATCAACGGCAGAATCAGCAAGCTTGCGATTGGTAACATTCTTGTCCTTGATAGTTCGCTCATCTACAGAAGAATCATCAAGCTTGGAGTTAACGATGTTCTTTTCTGCAACCTTCTCAGATGTAACGCTAGAATCTTGCAGCTTCCCTGTTGTTACATTTTGGTCTGCAATCTTCTGAGTAGTAACATTTCCGTCCGCAATCTTTGCTGTTGTTACAGAACCATCAGCCAGCTTTCGGGTGGTGATATTACCATCCTTCAACTTTTTTTCGGTGACAGACTGGTCGTTGTAATCGTCAGTCTTCATCAACGGCACCATCGTACCGAGTTTCGGATCTTGTCTAAATGTAGGCATATTTAATTTCTTTTGGTTCTGATGAAGTGAATATCTGAATCTTTACGGTCTCTGGGACAACTCGCATACGAAGATAGAACTTATCTGTGTTCTTGTGGGCACGGATTGGAACTCTTGGCTTCTTACCGTCGCCTTTATCTTGCCGGACGATGAGTTTGCCCGGGTGTTTGAGCGTAATCATCAAGTAGATGTCACGATGCATGGTAATCTCTGGTGATACCCATGCAAGTTCTTCCTCGTTATAATTCGTTGATACATACTCCATTTTGTACAGTTAATAATTAAAAGTTAATAATTAATAGTTTCCCTCTCCTACTACTTTGTGCTAACGCCTAACTGCTGCAATGCTATCGTGTACATCTGATTTGCCTTGGTATCATCGTAGGCTGAGAGGAGGAGAAAGGCGAGATAGTAGATGAAGGCATTCGAAAGTTTATCGGGGATGGCTACATCGGTTGTATCTGATGTTATGCTCACATTCTTTGGAACGCCTACGAAGGAAATGACGGCTTCGTCTGGTATTGGCTGCAAGAGGATGCAGATAGGATTCTCTCGCATGATTGTCGCCAAAGGACGGTCTGCGGTTCCCTTTGCCGTATCGTCGTACATCATAAGAGCTTCATCATCGGTATCTTCTACTGGCGTGACTGCCTTGAACCAGCCTTCGCCACGAACTCGGGAGATATTGATAACCTCGGTATCGCTAGGCATCGTAATTGCTCCGATGCCTCTTGTATCGTCGAAGCTTTCTACCTTAATGGTTGAAGTGGTCGTTGCATCTACCTTCTTGGAGTCGGATAAGACAGGAGAAGATGCAGCTGTAATGGCGACCCAATGCAGGGCATCGTTTATCTTCGATTTGATGATGTTGTCCATATACAAATCATCCTTCTCATCGGTGATTTCCGATGTGTTGTTGGATTCCTCGTCTATACACCAACGTACTGCCTTTATGATGTCTTCTACCTTCATTTCACCTTATTATATATTATGGCTTGTGATTTGGGAAAACAAAGTCGTGTTTTGTTGCCCATTCTAAAGCACTAGCTAAAGTCTTGAACTGACGGGAACCCTCACGCTTGTCTTCCTCGTTGACGAAAGCAATCAAGTCTTCGTCTGAAACAACAGAAGCAACCTCAATAGGTCCCTTTTTAGTTTCTTCGGAAGATTTCTCTGCCAGTTCTGCAGCCTTCTTCAATTTATCCTCAAGAGTTTCCTCTGAACGGATGAGTTTAACAAGACCCTGTTTGAAGAGTTCGCTGTTTTCGAGTAAAGTCTGAGCGTACTCATTCTTCAAGATAAGTTCCGGCATCTGCTTGGTAATCACGTTGCCTCGCTCGAAGTTGTATCGTACTGTTACGCCATTCTTGCCTTGAAGGATATGACTTACAGAGTTTCTATTTGCAATATATCTATATACCTTAATCATATTTGCTAATTATTTATTTAGAACAACAGGTGACCGGCACGAAGCCAGCCACTTGTTATTGGTGTATTACACTAGGCTGCAATAAGCTGACCTGAGAAGAGTTCCCATTTACCGCCCTTGTAGATATAAACATTCTCCTTCTCGTACTTGGTTGTACCACTATCAGTATTTGGAGCCTCGTAATCGGCTGTCAAAGCGACGATCATACCATCATAAGGAGTCTCAGGCAACTTGCTCATGGAGATAATGTTGTTAATAACACCCGATGCACCAAGTGTAGAAATCTTATTCTCTGGACCAACAAGAATGCTGTTGTAGCCACGAAGAGCAACACAATCAGCCTCCCAGTGCATGTAACGCTTAGCCAGACGTGGATCGTAAGCATCCTTTGACAAGTCGTTGGTACGCTCCTTGCTCTTCTCCTTGACGTAGTGACGAGCACCCTTGAAGTCTGCACCAATCATGCAGTCTTCCAAATCCATGTAGTCGAGCGTGCTATCCCAAGCGAAGTTGAGAGTACCATAGCTACACTTGAACTGGTTGAAGGTGATGTCGAACTCCTTAACTGTAGAGAACATGACATCGCGACCCTTAGGAAGTTCAATCTTCATGAGTCGCTCGACAGCGTTCTTACCACAGAAGAGATACATAGTATCAGACTCAGCGAAGTCGGTGAACATCAGCTTAGCGATAGCGATAAGGTCAGCGAAGGTATAGGTGTCGCCGATACCGTAAGAGTTGGTAAGCTGGTTGATGATACCCTCAGCAGAGTAAGCGTATTCCTGAGCACCGTCCTTTGTCTCCATGAGGAACTTCAACTTAGTACCATAGAGGTAACTGCGTTCCTGACGAAGCAAGAACTTGGTGAGGGCATCTTCCTTCATGTCGGCAACGGTATGAGGCGCCTTCTTCTTGATCTTCTCGAACTCCTCGGTGAAGATGATGGAGAATGCACGCTTCTGCAAGTAAACCTCTTCTGAGCGAGGCTGGTAGTTCTCAGGTGGAACGTTCATCTGGCTCTCGGAGAGGATGGTGGAAGCACAGAGAATACGGCTGTTAGCTGGGATAGCTGGGCAGCCCATAGAGTCGAGGGTTTCACCAATAGTGCCTTCGGTCTCAGCCGGACCATTAAGAGCCTGCAAAGTAACCTCATCCTTCGTCTTCTCAACTACCAAGAGATTCAAGCGACCGCTAACCTTGGTCTTAGAGCCACGCTCGTAACCGGCAACAGAAGGAACGATAACTGTACTACCCTTGTAGAGAGGAAGCAGAGAACCCGAGAAGTTAGCCTTTGTAAGCTTGATAGTGCCACCAGCTGCGGCAGCTTCAATCTGCTTAGTAACAACACCATCGAGGGTATCACCACCGACACGGGCATGCTTCTTCTCGTAGCCGTTACAAGGCACGCTCTTGGTAATCTTACGGATAATCTGGAGCAAAGGAGTACGGAATGGGCGATATTTCTCTACCTCACTATCCCAATCCTCCTCGGCAAGACCACCCTTGCGAATCTGGGTTGCAGAAGCCTGCGTGCCGGTCAAGTCCTGACCTTCTACCTTACCGCCTGGAGCCAACCGGTCTGACTTATCAGGATCAACAGGCTCAGTTGCCGCATCAGCCTTGGTTGAAGGTTCGTGACCCTCATCGCCAATCTGAGTAGTTGGCTCTGCGGTATCAGCCATAGCAAGAACGCCGCCGCCAGTAACCACGGCAAGAAGCATCAGAATCATCTTGAAGATGAACTGACCGCTTGAAAAATAATTTGAAATTTTCTTCATTTTATACATATATTTATGGATTAATATTAATAAGTGAGACCTTCGAAGAATCCGCTCTTCGGCTCATTCTTCTTTTTGGCAGGCTTGTTCCCTGCGCCCGAACTAGAGAGAGAAGGAGGAATGCCTTCTGTGCTAGAAGAGCGAACCTTATTCTGAATCTTTTCGTTTCGGGCTTGCATAGCCGCCTCGTCGCGCGCCGAACTGATGTCGGAATCGTAGTTGTTGGCATTGTGGAGCATCTTCCAAATATCATCTGAAATATCTCCACTCTCTACCTTGTCGTGAATCTCGTAAATCTGAGACCACATATCCTGCGCATCATCGGGATAGAGCTTCATCAGGCGTTCAAGCGACTTGCGCATGTTGGCAGTAACCTTCTCGGTAGCCTCGTTCTGTTCAGCCACGTCCTCGTTGTGCTTGGCGAGAATCTCAGCGAGTTTCTTGCCGCCTTCAGGATCATCAAGCAACGTCTTTACATCAATACCCAAGCGAGCCATCGCATCAAACGGATTGTCGTCCGGATTTTTCTCCATATCCATCGCCAGAGCAGCGAGCCACTTGTGCTTATCGAATACTTTAGATAATGCCTTACCGCTCTGTTCGTACTGTCCGAGCAAATCAGCATCATCATTCATTGCCGCATAACGAGCTTCCTTATCTTCGAAGTCGATGTCAGAATGGCGATTAGAGAAGCGCTTGGAGAAAGCTGTACGATTAGGACGCTCATCTACAGACGTTTCATCTGTAGCAGCCTCAGCAGGTGGAGTCTGTTGAGCACCACCTTCCTCATTCATCTGTGCTAATTCTTCTTTTGTCATATCTCTATAATACTGTTTGAAACTTTTCGGCAAAAATGCAAATAATTTGAAGAAGTTTTGCCGTGTTCCAACCTTGCGCTTGGTGGTTGGTTGGAGCACGGCAAAGAAAGTCATGTTTTTGCCTATTTTTGCGCCTATAATTAATAATGTATAAGAAAATGGTAAAGGCAAGAATACTGACACTTAGCAAAGTGATGCCTCAACATAACAAGTATGACTCTGTTAAGGCTCGCAAGCGAAGACAAGAACACGGCAAGGACGAGGAGTTACTCAGTCGATGCAGAAATGCTTGGAATAACCTGAGCGGTGTGCGAGAAACGAGGGCGAGAACGATGCGCTACTGTATGGGCGACCAATGGAGCGACACCATCAGAGTATACCATCATGGCTACTGGGAAGAAATGACAGAGCGCACCTATATGGAGAAGCGCAACCAGACACCTATGAGCAACAACATCATGGTGAGCATACTGGAATCTATTGCCGGTCTTTATGCCAAGCAGGGAACGGAACCGGTCTGCTTTGCAAGAGATAGCGACTCCCGACAACTGAGCGACATGATGAGTGCTACGATGCAATGCAACTGGCAGACAACGTACATGCAAGATGTGCTGAACCACGCCATTAAAGACTACCTGATGGGCGGTCAGATGTTTGTCAGAGAGAGTTGGGAGGCGAAGGAACTTGAAATGCCCGACTCATGGACGGACGCGATGGAACCCGACCACATGTTTTTTGAATGCGGCAGCGACCCACGGCACAATGACATAAGTCTTATTGGTGTGCTGCATGACGTGAGCCGAGAAGACTTGTATCAGAAGTTTGCCAAAAAGGAATATGGACTTACAGAAGATGATCTGAATGCTATCTTTGATATTTATCCTTTGGATGATAACAGCTACGGCTATGAGTTTAACGAAGAAAAGGCGTTGGAGAATCTCAGTTTCGACCATAGCAACAAGGGAAGACATTACTCCAGAGTGATTGAGGTATGGACCACGGAAACCAAGCCAAGACTGCAATGCTTTGACCCGATTGCTACCACAGGAACCGGTGCTTACTTCCGCATAGACTTGGATGATACTGCGATGATACAGAAACTACGCAACGACAACATGAAGCGCAAGCAGCAGTATGACGAAATGGGTATAGCGGAAGAAGACAGAGCCTACATTACCAGCGAAGAGATTGCAGATAAGTACTGGTATTATACCTACATGGCGCCAGACGGAACTATCCTCTGCCAGGGCGAAACTCCATACGACTATAAGAGCCATCCTTTCACTATGAAGCTATATCCGTATATCAACGGAGAGATTCATCCATTCCTTGCCAACATCATAGACCAACAGAGATACATCAACCGACTGATTGTGATGAACGACATGGCAATCAGAAGCAGTTTCAAGGGATTCAAGATGATTCCTACAAATGTGCTTAACGGCAGAACGCCAGAGCAGTTTATGGAAGAGGCGGTAGAGTATGACGGATGGATATTCTACAAGCCATCGGTGAAGACACCGAATGCGAAGCCAGAAATTATTACATCGAATGCCGTGAATATCGGTACGAATGAACTCTTGCAGATAGAGCTGAACCTGATTCGAGAAGTTACCAACGTGAGCGGTGCTTTGCAGGGTAAGACCCCATCGGCAGGAACTTCGGCAGCCAGATATGCACAGGAAAGCCAGAATGCAACCACGTCTCTGTATACCATCCTTGCCGACATGGACGTGTTTACGGAGAAGCTGGCAACCAAGAAGTGCATGACTATACAGCAGTACTACGAAGACGGAAGAAGGGTTTACGACCGGAACTTCAATGCGGTTTACAAGTACGACCGCCTTTCGGCAAGAGATATTCACTTCAAGATCAGCATCAAGAATGCAGCAGCTACGGCAGCCTTTAATACGATGCAGAACGATACGCTTGACAAGCTTCTTGAAATGGGCGGTATCAACATCATCCAGTATCTACAGAACCTCAACGCACCATTTGCAGACAAGTTGCTTGCCAGCGTACAGGAGCAGCAGGCTCAGCTTGAACAGATGTATCAGCAGCAACAGGCAATGGCTCAGCAGCAAGGCGGTGGTCAGGTAGAAAACGGAATTGTGCAGGGTGCAGACCAGAATGCGGTAGCACAGGCACAGAGTGCATTAGGATATAACAGAGCAGCATAAGATATGGAAGTACAGATAACGATAGAAATGGAGAAGGTGATGAGTGAGGTGAACAAACACTTCGCTCTCATCGGAAAACGCCTGAAAGACAAGAACGGCGATACGATGTTTGCCAAGACCACTCTATCTTCGGAAGAGAAAGGTATCATGAAGCAGTATATCAACGCTGCGGCAGAAACATTTGTAGCAGAGCTGGCACCACAAGTAACCTATTACAAGAACGGAGACGCGATGGTGATTAAGTTTGAGAACAGCAGATGGGCAGACGGAGAAAACGGCATTACCGTTCCATTTGAAGGCAACTTCATCGGCTATGTGATAGCCTATGTATCGAATGCAGTGTTGGGAATGACAGAACCAGACCTAGCCAAGAAGTATGCGGAGGACATGGCTAATCATATAGCAGCTGCCATTAAGCTGATTTATCATAAGACTCCACCGGCAAGCAGCAACATGAGTCTTGCAGATATGACAGGAGAAGTAATCATTGACTAAAAAGGAAAAAATATGATCATAAAATTTCAAATCATCAAATCGGTAGTGATTGAAGCGGTAAAGGCAACAACCTACCTGAAAGCAAAGATAGATACTGCGGCAGACAACAATGCTGCAAAAGTAGGCTTTAACGAGGCTGCTGGCGACGACCAAGTACACGAAAGAGTGCTGACGCATGACTTCGATACTTCGCTGGAGATTGTGAAGACGATTCTTGCCGAGTATCTTGTGCCGAACGCACAGACCATAGGAGACAACATCATCTATTACGACAACAAGACGGATGATGTAGTAGAGTTTATCATCAACGCTTCACGAAGATGCAACGGAACGCTGACCGATACACTTGCCCGACTGGTGGCAAAGTATGTGGAAGACTACATGACCTTCCAATGGTGGACGAGAACCACGAATCTGAAACAGGCTGAGATTTACCAAGCATCACTCGCCATTGATGAGCAGAGCATCAGAAGATGTTTCGTTCTGAGCGGTCCGGCAGTTCCTACTGTTCCGTACACCCAGCATCTGACCGCCAAGGTGGACGGAAGCGAAGAAGACGGAGCTGTAACCATACGTATTGACGATATGGAAGTTACCCTATCCTACTCTATTGACGAAGGAACCATTGATGATATTGAGGCAAGAAGCAGCGACCCCAGTATACTGGAAGTACATAGAAGTCAGGAGCCACATGCTTTCTGGCTGAAGCCTATCAACACAGGTGTGGCAATCATCACCCTATTCTCCAGACACAGCGATAAACTGGAAGTGGAAGTAGAAGCAACCGTAGCAAAGGAGGTATAAGATGGAGTTTAACAAATTACACCCAACACATTTTATCCGAGAGAGAGGATGGAAGCCAGAGCCAAATCCTTTTTTGCCGAAGCCACGAAGAGCAGGGCACGGCTATTGGGATAAGCACATCTTTATCTATGCCACCCAGCTCTGGTATGATATTGATGCAAACACCAACATGGTAGGACGCGCAAGACGGAACATGAAGGACGCGCAAGGTGAAGATATTCCGACAAGCGAGAACGATCAGGAACGTCCACTTTTCTACCGATGGTTTGACAAGTATATTAATAAGGTGGAAGCGAATCTGTCTGCCTATGTAATGAAACCAGAAGGAAGGGTTAGAGATAATGCCCTGAGAGAATGGGATGAGAAGGAGATATGGCTGAAATTTCCCGACTACTGGGATGATACCAAATATGATGCACTCGTCAAGCTGATACACGACTATATCGTGACCGGTGCGCTATACGAATACTTTATGCGCACATTGACGAGCAAGGACCCTCTGACGATAGACCAGATGAACCAACTGGACGAACTGGAGATAGACATCATAGACTGCGCCAACTCGACCAAGCCGGGCAGTATGATTCACACATTGAAACCCTTCGGATAAAAAAACGAGCGTATGAAAGATTTTGAAATGGATGAATTTAAGTCTGTAAGGGAGATACAGAAAGAGAAGAAGGAGAAGGTAAAGAAACTTCTCCCTGCAAGAAAGAGTGCCCAAAAAGAATATATTAGAGACTGGCTGGCAAGGAGCCAAGAGCAGTTTGAGGATTGTATGAACCAACTGGCAGAGTATGATCCTAAGACGTACGTCACCATCTACAAAGACCTTACCAAGCACATGATACCAAAGCAGACAGAAGTAAGCGTTACCCACGGTATAGATGCAGACTTCAAACAGCTTATGGCACTCGGTATGACAACAGTAGAAGATGAAGACGAGGCAGACGTACTGGATATAAGCAAAGCACCCGAGATACAGGATGCTGATTTTGAGGAACTAAACGATTTAACGGATGGCTCTAGTAACTGAACTGGAAATAGATAATCTCGTAGCGGAAAATCAGAAGCGATACGATGAGATTTATGGCACCTACGACCCAATGACTGGCGAAGGTTGCTATAACTTTGAGCATCGTGTGAAGATAGAACTATCCGATTTCTTCATTCCTAAGATGTGGGTTCCGAAGAAGACTGCCAAATCTGTTCTGTTCAGAGGTCTGAGAAAGATGGGCAGCCTGAAAGACTACATCAACTATGTGTTACACCAGAAGGATGATGCCCAGCATTTCCAGATGCTTACCTTTGCCATCTGCAGAGTGAGATTCATGGAAGACCCCGAGTTTGCCCTATACGTGACCGATAAGATTGAGGATAAGAAGACCGGTAAGATGATTCCTTTCAAGCTGAACTATCCTCAAAGAAAGCTACTGAAGATTATGGAAGACCTGCGGAATGCCCACAAACCGGTGTTCGTGGTTATTCTGAAGGCACGTCAGTGGGGCGGCTCTACCCTATCACAGCTTTACATCAAATGGATTCAGGACTATAGGCGCGATGGTTGGAATGCTATTGTGCTTGCCCAACAGAAAAATACCGCCAAGAAGATTAAGGCGATGTACCGAAAGGCTTTGGAGCGGCAGCCGGGGTGGACCGTAGGACATCAGGGCGCAAAACTCCAGTTCTCACCATACGAAAATTCTCCCGACGATTTCCAAGTAACGGATGGCGTGAAGGCAATCAGACGAAGTACGCTGACCGTTGCCTCATTCGAGAACTTTGATTCGGTGCGTGGTAGTAACTTCCACTGTGCCCACTATTCGGAGGTAGCCTACTGGAAGAAGACACCAGAGCATGATCCTGAGGGTGTGATTTCATCTATATCCGGTGGTATCGACCCATTGGAAGACAATGTGGAGATATTCGAGAGTACCGGTAGAGGTAACTCTGGTTTCTTCTACGACAAGTGCCAGTTGGCAATGGACCCAAAGAATAATGATGCTTATTCGTTTCTCTTTATTCCTTGCTTCTTCATAGAAAAGGATATGACTCCTGTAGAGAACAGAAGAGCATTTGCCAAGTGGCTTTTGCAGAACAGAGACCGAAGCACCTGTCCGAAGGGCTATCGTGAGACAGGAAAGTTCTTCTGGCGAATGTGGCAGAAGGGTGCTTGCTTTGAGGCGATAGAATGGTACAGAAACTACAGAAACAAGTTTACCACCCATGCGGCATGTGCTACCGAGGCTCCTATTGATGAGGAAGATGCGTTCAGAAACTCTGGCAGGCTGGTATTCAATCCTTATTCTATAGACGACATGCAGGCTATGTATAAGCAAGATCCTAAGTTTACTGCCGACATCGTGGTAAACATCAGCGTGAAGGATGATAATACCATTCCGAACTCGAAGGTGAAGCTGAGAGACGATGGTGAGGGAGACTTGAAGATTTGGGCTGTTCCAAACTGTCTGCAAGTGGAGAACAGATATTTGGTGAGTGTGGATATTGGCGGTAAGAGTACGACATCGGACTATACCGTTATGACCGTGATAGACCGATTCGGTATGATTCCTACCGTGAAGGGCAAGCCAAAGGTGGTAGCTAGATACAGAGGACATGTTAGACATGATAAACTGGCATGGATGGCTGCTGCCCTAGCCCATTATTATGATGATGCGCTGCTGGTGATAGAGAGTAATACGGCTGACCGAGAGAAGAACAATAACACGGAGGGTGATCACTTTCTGACCATTCTGCAGGAGATTGCCGACTACTACGATAATCTGTATCAGAGAACGAGCAGTTCGGAGAATGTGGAAGACAACGTACTGGCGAAGTATGGTTTCCAGACCAACAAGCTGACGAAGCAACAGGTGATTGATAACCTGGAAGAGTTTATTGATGATAATCTGTATGAGGAGCCAGACAAGGAAATGTATCATGAGTTGCGCATATATGAGCGACATGATGATGGCAGCTTGGGTAATATCGTTGGTAACGGAAACCATGACGATGTGGTAATGAGTACCGGCATCGGTCTCTTTGTGAGTCTTACGGACATGGAAAAGCCTAGCTGGAAGAAAGCGGAAAGAAGAAGCCGCGGTGGTGATGGTGTTCATACGGCGGCGAAAATCTAGGGGGAATGTTGAGTGTTGAATGTTGAGTGTTGAATTAATAGTGTTAAATTATTATGGAAAGAAACTTAGAAAGACAAACTTTGAGCTTTAGCAAGGGCATGACGAATGTGCCTAGCGACTTGCTTTCAGATGATTCTGAACTGCTGGAGAGTGACGGATTTATCTTTAAGGATGGGGAAATGAAGGCGGTACAGAAGGGGGTGGAAATCGGCAACGTTCCTTATAAGATAATGTACGTTCACAAGATGGCAGACTATGAAAATATCATTGCTTATGATGGGACGGCGAATATATACTGGTATACAAAAGATACCAGTGGGAACATCGCAAGCCCTGCTGATGGGGTAACGAAAAGTTTCAATGTAGGAACGGTTTATGATGTAAAAAGTATTGGTAATACTTTGGTTTGCGCCACTAGCGAAGGACTTCACTATTTACTTTTCAAAGGAAACAAATATAAAGATTTGGGTAAAGATCTGCCTCGTTTAGAATATGATTTTACTTTTGAGCGACCGACGGGCAACTATACCCAGGAAGAAAGCGGAAGAACATTATGTAATGCCGAGAATGCTATCGAGACAAAACAAGGAGAAAGCTATTTTAATCCATTAAACCATACGTTCATTCAGGCAGGAGGCGTAAAACCCGATGGCAGCGAAACCAAATCATATACAATGTTTAGCATTAAGGTATCATCAGATTCAAAATATGAGAATGAGTTTCAAGAAACCATTCAAGGGCATGTAGCGCAAGCAATAAACTGGGCAAAGAGCAAGAATATGTTTGCTTTTCCTTTCTTTCTAAGATGCGCTTTCCGCATGTTTGATGGTTCATACTGCAGAATAACTACGCCTATAGTATGCTATCCAACAGTAAATAAAAACTGTATGTTCGGTTCTGCTGTTTTTGATAGTACACACAACACCTATATGGATTTACATCAGATGGGGGGTGCAGGAAGTATGTTCTACTTTATAGAATACAGGGAGCTGCTATTCAGATTTGAATCAATATCTAACGACTGGAGCGACATCATCAAAGAGATAGTTGTTTTTGCGTCAGATCAAGTAGTGCCATTCTATATAGATAAAGGTTGGCATTTTGAAAGTCCGAATGGCTTGCATAAGAAATATGCTTATGCTAATTTTGGGTATAAAACTTACGAAGAAAAGCTCTTGAATTATGACGTGGATGGCTCGACAAGCACAGATACAACTAAAGAACCATATACCAGAGCGGTACATGACGAACTTTTACCAAAATACAAGAGTGATGATCAGATTATATCCGAATTACTCTCGAAAACAGTTTTTTGCAAATTATTCACAGTTCCAATAAGTGGCAGTCATATTGGTGGTAGCAATTATCATTACACCGTTACCGGCAAGGGTGGAGAACCGGCATTTATTAGTGATGGGACATTGGAGAACCTTCTGGAGCAGGAGCAACTGAATGTGGATGATTACTACGGATGGGCTTCTTTGAGTGCCGAATCCATTTACAATTACAATGGCAGACTGAATCTTATTGGAACAAAACGAACTCCTTTTGCAGGTTTCGCCAAATTTGTAGGAAAAGACAGGTTTGAGGATGACGCATTTTTGATGTATACGCACATCGTTTCAGATAAATGTGATACATGGATTGAAAGAAGTGTTACTGCCGATGAAGATTTTCTGCAAGGATGGCTGTTTTATCCAGACCCGAATGCTACGGAGGTTATTTTTTACTCTGCAGGGAAATATATCAGAATTAATCTAAAGGCACATCCTAGATTAAATGGTGCTTATACGTTTCCTGTACTTCCACCAAATAAGCCAAAGAAGTTTACAGAAATCAGTGAAAGCGAATTGCTAAAGATTGTAACAAGCGTAAATGATAAAGAAAATTTGAACTCTCAGATTTTCACTTCTGTAGTCAACAATCCATTTGTATTTGAGGCATCGGGAGATAATACAGTTGGAACCGGAAAGATACTCGGAATTATTGCCAACACAGAGGCGGTAAGCCAAGGTCAGTTCGGTCAATACCCATTGATGGTATTTACGGACGAAGGTATCTACGGCTTGTCGGTTAACTCGGAAGGACTCTATAGCAGAGCCTATCCAATATCAAGAGAGGTATGTAATGAGGATTCGCCACTGGTGCCGACGGACAGGCTTGTGTTCTTTGCTTCAAAGAAAGGACTGATGGCGGCAAGCGGTGGAAGCGTAGCCTGTATGAGCGAACAGATGAGGGGAAGAGTGCCAAGAAACTTTGCGACCTTCGGGGAAGGCAAGTTCCTGGATTTCCTGAAAGACTGCTTTATTGCTTACGATTACAGAGACTCCATATTGAGAATATTCAGCAAGGGAAAATCATACCAATACATATATAATATGGTGGATAAGACCTTCTCAATGGTGAATAGCGGCATAGAGGCACAGGCGGTAGTGAATGATTATCCGGATAATCTGATACAAGATACTAACGGAAACGTCTACTCACTCACGGCAAAGCCGGACATCAACGAAGATACAGAAAGCTATAGCGGCTCATTTACTACCAGACCTTTGAAGCTGGGCGGCAGCATGACATTGAAATCGCTGAGAGCGGTGAAGCATCTGTTTGATTCGGACGAAGGTACGATTGGGCTGGAGATATACGGAAGCAACGACTGCAAGCACTGGTGCAAGCTGCCAAGCGTCGGCGGCAAGCCTTGGAAGTACTTTACTTTCAAGTATACGCTGCAGAACTTCAAGGCTGCTGATTCCTTTGCTGGCAGTATAGTAGAGGTACAAAGCAGACGAGAAGATAAAATGAGATAATTCTTTCATACGCGCTAATTTATGATAACATGAAAAAGGCGGCTGCTCATCACGAGTGGTCGCCTTTAAAATTAGTTATGAAAAACATTTTTAAAAACATGATTCTCTTTATATGTGTGTTATCTGATTTTGATATTATTTATACAATACGCTACGATGTAGCCTAGGATAAAGCAGTAAAGATGTAGAAGTCCGTTGACATTCGGCACGGCCATGGTGCAAATAATGAACGGCATCGCTTTCTTTAATGCCTCTTTCCATCGTCCGGTCCTACCCCACATCAAACCAAAGGAAGCGAATAGGAAACCGGAAAGCCCCATTGTAGGCTGACTAACATACATGGGCAGCAGACTAGCGGCATAGGCAACAGCCAGAGAAGTGACTGGTTTCATATCGTTCTTTATCTGCCAAAGCACCAGAAGGTTTACGGCAAGATGAAAGCCGTTGACATGGAAGAAGCTATACAGGATATGATTCTGCCAAGGGCAACCGGGATAGAAACCGACGTGCCAAGTACACAGAACGAGGCAGATGATACTAAGCACCAGCTTTGTGCGAAAGTTTCTTCTTACGAAGGTCCATTTCTCTGTAATTTTTTCCATATTTCTTATAGTAAGCGAAAATGAATTTGAGATTACTTGGCTGGATAAAGAACTCTGGTGCAGGCTCAGATACCAAGAACTGGCAGATAAACCATAAAGATTTGCCCACGAACTCCTTGCGCTGCGTCATTTCGTTCATCCTATTGAACAGCGTATAGTACAACTTCTGCCGAATCGGCTTCATGCTATCCACCTTTGAGAAATCGCCGACTGCCATTCTGCGGAGTATATCCCAAGCTCTTTTGGGAGAAACATAGTATCTCGGAGCAGGAGAATGGACCACCTTTTCCCAAGCCTCCTGTTGGGAATGGCAATTAGGAGCTATCTCCCGATACGCCTTCATCAGATCATCCCTCTGTCTGTCAATCAATTCGTAATTTGCTCTTGCCATATAAATGCTGCATTAAGATGTTGCAAATATACATATTATTTAGAATATGACCAAATAAGCGCATAAAGATTTAAATAAGTTTAATATTAGGCTGGTTTTCATGGCATAACGAAAGAAAAAGTTTAATTTTGCAACAAAATGAGACGTATATCGCAGAAACAGTTAGCAAAAAGTAAAATTAAACCATAAAATCGTAACAAAATGAGAACAAAACAGGAATCACCTCTCTCGAAAGAGGAGGAAGCCTTAGTAATGGAAGGCTTATTGAGTAGGAAGATTTGGAGGTTCTATGAACTTCTATCAAAGTGGGCACCCATACCATTGATGCTAGGTCACTGGTATGGCGTATGGGACTATGGGCATTATCCCTAGACCAACAGTTGTAGATACCAATCTCAACGGGAACTGCATCATCTGGATTTATGTACTGGCATACATTTATATGCCACTGACCATGATACCGGTAAGTTTCTTCTTCAGATACTGCTGGATTTTCCGTATTCCGTTCTTTTATTTTTTCGGTATCAACGCTATCAGACTATACTATCGGCACTGGCTCATCACTCCCGAGCAGTTGGAGATGCACCATGTGTTTATCATATTCACTTTAATGCTTTACGCTTATGGATTTATCAAAATCGCTCTATCGAATAGCAGAATCTGCCTTTGGGATGCTAAGAAACGATGAGTGTGGGTTTACAGAGGAAGAAGAGAGGATTGTGCAGAGGAATCTTCTTTACTGGATGGAAAGGAAGCATCACTTTGACGAGCAACTGGGCAGAGCCTGCATCGCCAACATCTATTATTTCGATAATGATGTTCACAAGAAGTATGCTCCTTACTTCGGGTTTGATGAGTTGAAGGAGGACTATGAAAGGTTATCATGGAACATACCGGACTACAACTTCTGGGATTTTGCGGTAACGATGAATAAGATGTATGCTGACCATATAGACGTGGTGGGCAAATGGTCGAAGAACAAAGATACCACAAGAAAAAGAATCTCGGAACTGGCTATCAGTTTCCTCTGTGACGAATCGACAAACCACACGACTGATAAAATCTGGTGGTACATGAACAGCTAAGTTGGAACACGGCAAAAGCTATTGAAAAGCCTTTTATCTTTGTAGTCATTAATCATAAATAATGATATATGGCAGAGATAGTACATACATTTTTACAAGAGCACCTGTATAGATCGGCATTGGTTATTGCCATCTGCATGGGTGCTCTTATCATTTCTATGGGCGTGGACCTGTTCTTCGGCATCAAGAAAGCGAAAGAGAACGGACTGGCTACGACAAGTACAGGATTCAAGAAGACTTGCGACAAGGCGAGGAAATACTTCTCTCCCTTCATGGTGACGGTCTGCATAGACCTGATAGCCTGTACGGTACTGCCCTTCCCTGTCTTCTCTATGATATGGGCAGGCTATTGCGTGTTCTGTGAATTTGTAAGCGTAAGAGAGAAGAGCTGGCAGAAGGCTGAGATACGGAAGCAGGAGAAGACGGTAAGCATTCTTCTGGAGAACAAAGAAGACTTGGCCAGAGCTTTTGCTGAGATTATGAAGGAGCAGGGAAAGGAGGAGAAGAAATGAGACTGATTAAGAGAATTTTTGTTCATTGCAGTGCCTCTTCTCAGAAATGGGGTGTGAAGGAACTTTGGGATGAGTTTAAGCGCAAAGGCTGGAACAACCCCGGCTACCATTACGTGATTACTGCTGATGGTGGAATTCACCAGATGCTGCCGGTAGAAATGGTTAGCAACGGCGTGAAGGGATATAATGCTACGGCTATCAATGTAGCTTACGTTGGCGGCATCAACAAGAAGGGAAAGGCGGTAGACAACAGAACTGAGGAGCAAAAGAAATCGCTTATCACTCTGCTCACTCAGCTGAAGAAGAAATATCCGGATGCTGAAATCTTAGGGCACAGGGATATTTCGCCCGACAAGAACCATAATGGCGTAGTGGATCCTTGGGAGAGAATCAAGGAGTGCCCTTGCTTTGACGCAAAAGTTGAATACAAAGAGATATAGCTTATGAAATGGTATGACACAAGGTTTTGGACATGGGCGTGCATCGGTCTGGTGATTGGGGTTATCCTATTGGCGTTTACTGGATGCAAGACGAAGGAGTATATCAATGTTCCTTCTGTTAGAACTGAATACGTATGCAGAACTGATACTTTTGCTAAGTTGGATAGTATCTACATGAAGGATTCGGTGTATGTTTTTCAGAAAGGTGATACGGTTTTCCATAACAAGGTGGTTTATCGGGACCGGTATCATAATATATATAAGGTGAAGACGGACACGATCATCAAGACGGATTCTGTTGCCGTGCCTTATCCTATAGAGCGACAACTGACGAAGAACGAGCAAAGGCTGATGTCGCTGGGCAGATGCTATATCGCTTTTCTGTTCATACTGGCGGCTTGCGCGATTGGGTTCACTCTCTGGTACAGAAACAAAAAATGCTAGCTTATGGCGAAGATTAGCGAAGAACTGCAGATGATTGATTCGCTCCTGATGGAATTTCATGAGCGGATTCAGAGCGGAAGATGCTTAACTAACAAACAGCAAAATGCTTTCATGTTAGATTTTCTGCACCGCATTGCCAACAAGGACGAGCCTATCAGCAAGGCTGAGGCATGCGGCTATGTTCATGTTTCTAGGGCTACCTTTGACCGCCTTGTGAAAGAAGGCAGGCTGCCAAAGGGTAAAAAGCGGAAAGGATGGACCGAGCTGGTTTGGTACGAAAAAGATTTAGATAAATATGTAGATAGATTGGTATAGATTTTACTTTTTTATTTTTAGTTAGTTGTATTAATTAGGTTTTAAGTAGATTGTTTCATTGCAAAAAGAAATCCCCACTCGGCTGTGATAGCTGGGTGGGGATTGTGGGTTACTTATTTCATGAATGCCATCCAAATAGTTTGGTTCTTGATGGTGGTACGATGTCCGAATATCGGTTTGTAATCGGTGATAGCCTTTAGTACATCACTAACCTTTATCTGTTGCTCGTTCCACTTAAAAATGAGTGTTCCGTTTGTTTTCAGCACCCTCATGCCCTCATGGATAGAATCGTTGATGAATGCTTGCCAATTTTCGGGCAGCTTACCATATTTCTTGCATAGCCATGAATTCCGTCCTACTTTTAGCAGATGAGGAGGGTCGAATACAACCATATTGAATGTTTCATCTTCGAATGGCAAATTAGTGCAATCGGCTATCATATCGGGTTGTACGTCTAATTTGCGTCCATCACATAATGTGTCGTGATATTCTCTTATGTCGGTAAAAAGAACCTGTGGGTCCTGCTTGTCGAAATAAAACATACGAGATCCACAACACATATCTAATATTCTTTGTTTCATATACTACTTCTTTGTTAGTTTAATTGCCTTTATAAGGCGATGATCTCCTGCTATTTTACCGGAATCTTTCTTACCATGGTAATAACCAAATCTATAAGCCCAATATCGGGTTTCATAGACCTGCTTCATTATCTTCTTTGCCAATCTAATCTTCATACGCTATAGTTGCTCTAATTTATTAATTATTTCGTCAAAGCGGTGCATATAATCGAAGTTTGGATTTTCATCATACTTGCGCTCCATTCTGTCATATAGCCAACGTAGATGCTCCGCATCCTCGTGGAACTCTTTAATATCTTGTTCGTCTAAGACAATTTGTTTCTTCATACGCTATTTCTCTTTTCCGTAATACTTTTTTGATAAGTCATTGAATCGCTCATAATTCGGAAGCTTGGGGGAGATTTCAAACTTCATCGTTCTTACATCATACCCTCTATCAGTCATTTCTTTGACAAACTCTTTAGTAAAGACTTTATCGAAGAGATAATGAGCATCTGCTTGGGTCATAAACCCTAAAGGGTGATAAGCACCAATGCAGTTCTCTTTCTTATCCCAATATGCCGTTAGCTTCTCTTTCTTTTTAAGCCTCATACGCTACTTCTTTTTGAGACAAGGACAACTTTCAGCGTGGATAACACAAACGCCATGTTTCGTGTCCACAACCAGATATTCGTGTCCTCTCTCAGTGAATACTGACATGCCAATCTTCTTTGCAGGTTCATTACTATTAGCCAATGAGCGAATGCCCTCAAAAATCAATGCACCTACAAGTAAGCACAAGACAAACCAAACGGCTGACTTGATTAAGTTTAAAATCTTATTCTTCATACACTCCATTCCATATATTTACACACTCAACGAACTCTTCGACTTCTTCTATACTATTCAATATAATAGTAATGCTCCCATCTTCGTTCCAATGCTGATTACTTACATCTACCATAGTTTTATCCTACTTCTCCTTATCGAATTTGTTGTCAATGACCTTAATATACTTAAAGTATAAAGAATAAGGTATTTCATCAGTAATAGCAACAAATGCTCCGTCCATATATTCGATTACTGCTTTTACCTTGGAGGAACCCTTATATAGGTCATATATCTCACGTTCCACTATATCACCTTCCCAAACCTCCTTCCCCTCACAATCTTTCAGTCCTGTAAACTGGCAGATGGTAAAAGGGTCAACACCAACAATACTATAATCACTCATACTGCTAAAGTTATCTAATATGTAGGCTCTTTCTTTTACCCCAGCAGTATTTCTGATTAGACTACCACAAACCCATTCTCCGGTATCAAGACGTTTAGCCTTGAACTTGATATTTTCTATTTGCATACGCTATAAATCTTCTTTTTCAAATTCACTTTTCGGTACTCTGTAAGATGTACTATGCCATTCACACTCATCATCTTTACCTATAACATATTTGGCAAGCGTATCTCTCAATGCCTTATAAGCTAAAGTGTTGTGACGAATCTGAATACGTATAAAGTTCTCATTATCACACATTGTAAGTGGTGATTGATTATTCATATACACCTTGCCTTTCTTGCCAAGGTTACTTCCGTTGTAACGTTGGTAGAAATATCCACTAGCCTTATGCTTGATTCTGTAAGGTTTAGCCATAACTATTCCTCCTCTATTAACCTAAATCCATTAATATTGTACCATCTTGGCTTTTTCTTGCCATCTAACTTGCAATATATCTTTTTGTCGGCACGTATTCCTAGGACTTCTGTTCTATGGAAATTATGATAATCGCCATAAATAAGACCTCCAAAAAGTAATCTTACCCAATTAATTGTATTGTACTCGACTATACTTCCAAGATGAACTTTTCCCCATTCTTGTTCTGTCATAACTATTCCTCCACATTTACGCCAAACGGTGTGCCATCGGCAAATGTGTTGTCTTGATAGCTATTTTTTGAAGCCAGCAGGATGGAGCTATTATCCTTATCTGCCAAGCCTACATAGTAGTCATCAACATAAACGATATTGAAATAACCTTCTTTGCACTTTATCCACCCGAACGGCTGGTGCTTTAGCATTTCATTCCAGCACTCTTTTGCGTTGGCAAAAGGTCGAAACTTTACCTTTGGCTTGATGCGATACTCTGTATTATTCCAGAACTCAATCTCTTTCATTTCCGTCCAATCATTCTGAACATCTGTACCTTTTATGGTACTTGGTTTTGTCCTACACTCAATCACCCTTCCTTCTGCAAAAGCTTGCAGAATAGGATAAAATTCTTTAGCTTGATTTCTGTCCATAATTAACTATAAATTTATATATTATTTTAGAGTAGTCTAAATTAGAACATATTTAAAACACATTAACATTGTTATTGTTTATATAATCATATAAATGATTACCTTTGCACTCGGATTCTAGGACATCATAGTCCCCCATCGGCGACACTACACGCCGTTCTTCCTCTGTTCAAGGAGATTACAAAGCCCCTTAGTTGCCGCTTAGGGGCTTTTTTCTTGTACTGCTTTGTAGTGGGTAGTATTCCCCCAGATAGAGAAGTCTGGATAAACGATGGAGGGACTTTTGATGGAAAAGAATCCAAATGACAACAAGGTTCGTGTTTTCTGCAAGTACATCATTAGGAACGGAAAGCGCATCTATCCCAAAAATGGGACTTGCTTTTCTTTGCTTAGTATAAGCAGAATGAATCTTTTTCGGGGTAGCGGCAACTACCCCTTTTTACTTTGGTTCATACAACTCACAAGACTTGCGATTTATTCCTCCAACTTTTCAATAGGTTTCCAATGAGTGATAGAAGCCATTCTTCCTTTCCATAAGATAATGAAGCCATTACTATCTTTTGTGACAGTTGCGCATTCCACTCTTCTGTTTTTGAAAACATTATCAGGAGCCATCTTGCTTGTTACAAAGACTTCTTCTCCGTAAGGAGGCAACCCATCCTCAACAGATACCCAGTCTGACTTTCCTAACTCTATCAAAGCATCATGCAATAAGCTATTCGCTTTTCTTAAAGGAGCATTATGCTTATCGTTTCCAAACTCCATGCTATCAACATTATTGCTGATAACTTCTTGTATCAGCTCTTTAACTTTCTTCTTATCCATAGTTGTCACAAATTAAAATATTCACGTATCTGCTCACCTGTCATGCGATATACCTCAGATATTCGGCAGTCTCTAATTGGGCTATCCCATGCACTGATATGTTCATCATTACAACTACCATCAGCAATACGCTCTACGGCTTCTTCTGATCCTGTTGCAAAGTCAACGCTTAAAAGTTCCTTTTCCTCGTCACTAAGCCCTTTTCCTTCCAAAGCAATATTTAGAGCGATTTGCAACTCGTCATGAGCCTTATCTGAATAGCCTATAGCCTTATCAATATGACTATTGATTGATTTCTCTTTCTTATCCATAGTTCTATATTGTTTCTTGTTTAATCACTTCGTCAAGCCTTGCCCCATCTTCTGAATGATGTTGTCAATAGTTTTGCCTTGATAGTCGGCAGCTATCTCTTGGAGGACTGCGAGTTGGCTTGTTAGTCTGAATCTGTTTGATACTGTTATACATTAATTCTTTCTCTCATTTTCAGTGCTTCCTCAAAAGGTATATAACGACCATTCTTTGCAAGTATAAACACTTTACTCATATCCATTTCTGTAAAATTGCAAGAACTAGTATCATATCTATTACAAATACAATGTTGCTCTTTATCATATTCTTTTGGTGGCATCCATAGCGTATGGCACAGTTTACTCATCTCTGAGTCTTCCCCACCACCACATAAGACGCAACCACCCTTACCTAGAAAGCACACATGTTTAGTGTCTTCTTCTTTTTTATTGAAAGAAACTATAAGTTTTGTTGAACTATACAAGTCCGTAGTCTCATGAGGATAGAACGAGCATTTTTTACCTTCTTTGTCTATGCCTTTAACGAGATAGTAGCCATTGTCAATCTCGTCCATATAAGCATCATATAAAATTTCTCCTGTCTTTTTTACTTTTGCGTACATATTCTTCTTAATTATCCCTCTCCCCATACGCTTTACTCCTTAAAACATAATTCTATAGTCCTTACTTTCAGAGAAGGTTTCTTGCTGAGAATGAACTTCTCTAAATCTTCAAAGTCAATCGGGAAGAGCGCACAATATTTATACTTTAATGTGCAGATGAATCTTCCGTTGAGCATTATATCAAATACAAAAGTTTTCATTAGATTCTACCCTTTCTTTTTCTAAGTTCTAACATTCTCCTAGTTCTGCGGCTTTCCTTGCCACTAGGAGGGTTGCCAACAAGTTTTACTTCTGAGATTTCATAATTCTTATAGATGGAAGCTTCTTCATTGAGTGCCTTAACTACTTCTTCTGTCAAGGCTTCTTTAAGTGATACACCAGTTGGTGTTACAATTATCTTTGCATCGTCTCTAATCATACTTACTCCTCCTCTTTTGTTCCATACTCCTGTTGTAACTTCTTGACCTCGTTCACGAACTTGCTGACATCAATATCACAATCAATTACCTCTTGGTTATTTTTGATGGCATCTTCTATCAGATGGATGCATTCTTCGGTAAAACCACAGATATGATCACCTTCGATGGTGTAGAGATACTTGTGTGTGTTATAGTAAGCACACTGGCAGAGAGTTAAGCCCTCTGAGTTGAGGCGACCTCTTACTTCGGAATTATTGATGCGAAGGACCACCATCTTACCCTTGCTTGAATAGTACTTACGGTATTTGATTCGGTCTGCAACGATGATTGCTATAGCTACCAACAACAGGATAGCTAGCACGATGATAACATCTATTTGAATTGTATTCATAACTTTCATTTTGTTTAATTATTTATCTTAATTCGCCCATTCTTCCAGAATTTTGGATATTCAGTTCCTTGTTGACATCGTGGAGGCTAGCGGATGGCAATGTATGCGTATCGGGGTCTAAGCCCTTCGACTTGCAGTAGTTTCTCCATGCCTCTATGCCATGAGGTTTCTTTGCATCCTCTATCGCTTTCAGTCGCTCTTCTTCTTTTCTGCGCTCATCATCTACCCTTCCACGCTCCTTCAGCAGGTCTGCCTCGTAAGCTATCAAGGATTTCATTATATCCTGTGGATTGATTGTCTTTCCGTTGTTGATGAGCTTGTTGTATTCGCCATTGGTGAAGGCTACGAAGAAGTAATCAAGTTCTGCAGGAGTTATGTAGAAATACTTTGTGCAGATACGCTGAGCAAGCAACTGAATCTGATAATCTGTCGCATTATCGTAGGCGCCCAGATAATAGAGAAGGTCTATCAGCCGTCCTGTTACCCATCCTACGAGGTCTCTGAGTCCACCACGTTTCTGAATATCCAACATGGTTTCCTTATTCTTTTTTATAGCCTCAGTCAAGGTTGCAGGACGCTGATAGTTTGCCTTATCCTTGATGATAGGCACTCGCGATGAGTCGGGCAGCGCGCTCTGAACGTTGGATATTCCGTTGTTGCTCATAATCTTGCTTTTGGATGATTTCGTCATTCCAGCACTCGCCATTAAGATAAGTGAGTGGGTCTTTTCTGTATACAGGGTCGGGCGTGGATGCTACGTAAAGAGGAGTTGCCTTCATACAAGCTACCTTATCGTTAAGGCTTAACTTCTTCCACTTAGCCTCTGCCTTCTTGCGGCCTCGTTTTTTATTGTAGGCATTCCACCATTCCTCAAAAGGCGGTTCGAAGACCAACATCTGTTTTTGCTCTTCTTCAACCTCCAAGTCTACCGTCTTCACTTCGGCATTATTGTTGAACAACTCAGAAGGCTTGTAATACTTACCCGTAAGCGCCCATCTTGCACCGGCTACAAAAGCATCTTGAAGAGGTTCGCTTTCCGAATATTTATTAGCCTCCGAATGGATTTCCTTTAACGTTTTCATAAGCTATATGATTTTGATGATTTATACCCAACCGGCACCCGAGTTCTCGAGTTCTCGCTTGCAATACTGCAAGCCTACCTGATCATCGGGTTCCGGAATCATGATACTGCGGACATTTGCGTAATCTATCACGTTTCGGATAACGCTGCTAGCCTCTGCTGTGTTTAGGGAAGTGAGAGGCTTGTATTTGCGGTTGCCTGTCTTGTCTACCTCATCGGTATAGAAGATGTAGCTGCAAACGTTGCGCTGAATATCACGAAGCGTTTCGTAGAAGGTCTGCCCTAACTTTAGGGCGAGATAGCTAATCATGAAGTGAAGATAGCTTGACTGCTTGTCGGTCTGAATGGGGTGAAACTTCTTTAGTTCGATATTATACCCACATTCTTTAGCTTTCTGAACAGCCTTCACGATAGCTAAATATTCACGAGGATCATTAGGATTGTATACACTCATATTATTATAATTACATTAGATTGATTACTAAACCCTTGCAAGCATAGTCGGTTGGTACACCGAGGACCTGCTGGAATTTGTTTACGGCAACATCGGGGTTAAGATGGCGTGCTGAACCATGAATGAGGACGATGCGCTTGGCGGTATTGGCTGCCTTGCATTCGTTGAGATACTCGATAGAGTGAGACAGACTCATGTGGGAAAGACGGATGCGGTCGGCTTGGCTGACTATCGTCTTGCCTTCGTTTACGGCTTTTTCTAAGAGAGAATCATCATAGTTGCATTCTGCCAAGAAGTAGCGGCACCCTTGAACTACATTTTCCATATTGTAGCAATCGGTGAAGAACATCATGGTTCCCATTTCCGGATGATGAATGAGGAAAGAGAAACAAGGAACATCGTGTTCTACCTTCATCGGGGTTATGCTGAAAGCACCAAGATGATAGGTCTGTTCTTTAATCATGCCTTTTACTCCCTTGCATTTCTCGGATAACTCTTCGGTAGAGTAAGCATCGATTCCTGCTCTCAGAAAGTCTTTGGCATTTTTTGCATGATCGCCGTGGGAGTGACTGATAATCACTCCCACGCATTTTGATGTTTTGAGGTTTGCAACTTTCTTTACTTCCTGCAACGGACGACCTGCCTCTATACAGAGCTGCTGACCATTACTAGACTCCAGTACATAGCTATTGCCAAGACTTCCTGTATTAACCGTTATTAATTTCATCTTTATATCTCCAAATAGTTTTATCTTTTGTTTTACGCCTACCATGAATATAGCACCAAATAGCAGCTTGTGATAGCCCAACCTTTCTAGCAGCTTCTCCTGTAGAAACGTAAACACCCAAAACATTACCATGTACATCAAGGTGCTCTACTGTTTTCTTGGTTTTAATAGAAGCAATTCTTTTGTCATACACCTCATTGCTAGACATTATTTTGCAGAACTTTTTCCTGAAATTCTCGTCCTTATATCTATTTCTTGCAATTTCGGCTAATTTGTCCCTCAACTCAGGACGATCTTCTAACAGTTTTATCCGAATTTCACTCTAGGCGCTGCCTAGAAATTTCATTCATGCTATTTTCGTGCGGAGTAACCCATCGTAGGTTTTCTATTCTGTTATCATCACGGATGGTATTTATGTGGTCTATAAATGGTTTGCTTTGTGGATTTGGTATGAATGCTTGCGCAACCAACCTATGCACTTTTATTAGAGTGCCCTTTGAACCTTGTTTATTATGCAACCTAACCATCAAATACCCATCTTTCCGAGTTAGAGTTTTAATATTTTCTCTATTATGCCTAACTCTTCCATCCTTGTAATAAACAACATGGGATAGTACCTTCACTCTTCCCATGTTGCTTACCGCATAGTGTGGATAATCTTTAATAATTCTCCACTCCTCTTCCATTAACTCAAACTAAACTTTTGAGCCTGTGGCTGCTCATCATGTACTTCTTCGGCATTCACGACTTCGCCGGTATCAGCATTGACCGTGATAACGTTCTTTGCCTCGGCAAACTCCTCATCACGCTGAACGATGGCAGAAGGAGCCTCATCAAGGTTCGTGATGTCATTTGATTCGATAGAGAGTTCTCCCCACTTCGACAGGAGTCTTCTGAGAACAGTCTTAATGGCCATACTTTCGAAATTGGAATACCATCCTACGCCTTCGCCACTTCCGTTGGCAGCCTGCTTGAGAGCCATTTCCTTCAGCTTCTCAGCATCGACCTTTTCGCTGAACTTAACGGTAGGACTATACTGCTTTGCATAGCGACATACCTCATCAAGCGTCATATAGAGAAGTTTGGTAAGACCATCCTTCTTCTTGAAGTAGGCGAAGTAACCGATTGGAGTATTTGAAATCTGAGCACCCGAAAGGTCAAGCTTTCCTGTAACCTTGTCGTAATGGTTGAACTCGCCTTCGTATACGACATCAGCGTTGATTGTCTCGTACTTGCCGGTACGCATAGCCAACTGGAGATAACCCTTCGTACCGATAACGAGCGTAGGAGTCATTACTCCTTTGTTCTTGAACGGAAGGAGATACGCCTGTCCTAGCTGCTTATTGAGAGGCAAGCGAAGGGATGCTGCTTTCAGAGCCTCAGCCATCAAATCATTCGGTTTGCACTGGAGCAACTTTTCATCGGACGAAAAAATTTCCATGAGTGAGGTACAGAAAGCACCTTTGTTCTCCTTTAGTGAACTCTGCAACAAGCTTTGGTAATAACTATTGTTCATTACCGCCTGAAAGTTCTTAACTGCTACTGCCTTCTGAGAAGGCTGTGCTTTTGCTACTGCTGTTTCTGCCATGATTACTTCTCCTCTTCTTTATGATTGATTAATTCCTTAGCGATACCAGCCAAGGCTATTGTTCCCAAAGCAAGGTTAATTTCACCACTTTCCGGAAAAAGTTCTTTTGGATCAACCTCTACGCTATCGTGGCTATCTAACCACTCCTTAATTCGGCTCGAATCCGTTCCGTCCTTCATGCCTCCTCCTAATGCTAGAGTACCCTTGATAAGGTCTTTGTCAACCAACATTTCTAATTTTAAAGTTTCTGCCATGATTTTTATTTACTTATATGTTTGATTAATTCTTCTTTTGTTTTAAACACTTCGCTTTCTTTCCTTGTTGGGAAAACTGCGAACTTATACTGAATAGAGCAAGGTGCCTCGCCTATCTGCTGAAAGAATACGCCCACGATGTTAGCACGTCGGATTTTGTACCCATCGAGCAGATAGACTGCATCACCTATATTGAACTTCGTCTTGATTTGCATGATGTGTTTCAATCCATTGTGGCCAGAGCGAAATGCTCAACCTTCAGTTTATCATCCTTTGATACTACAAGACGGATTTGCTGACCGCCTGTGCTGAGCGGATGGTTAACACTTTCGCATTCGTCGAGTACGACAGGAACCGATACATCATAGAACTGACCTATAGTGCGCGCGATGTCGATTCCGGCATTCACCTTGGCAGCACCATTGAGGCGGCTGTAAGGCACACCATTGTGATAACATTCGCAATAAGGTTTCTTCTCACCACCGAGTTTTTGAAGGAACAGACTCCATTTTACGAAACGGAAATGCTGATTGACCTTATCTTCGAGAGCCTTACAAGACAACTGATAGAACTCGTTTGAGATGTTGAGTTTATCATCAATATCATCAAGCTGCTCCTGGAAGATGGCTTTATCCTTCTGTGCTGCTTCGATATGAGCCATTGTGTTATCGTAAGATGCTTTTGAGGCGAGGAGTTCGAGAACTTCATCGTATCTGTCAGCGAGCGGCTTTCGCTCTTCATCGAGTGCTTGAAGTAACTTGTCGTTATCCTCGTTGCTATCGGATGGTTTGTCGAGTTCTGCCTGCAACTCGCCAATCTCTTTCACTACCTGCTGATACTCTTCCTTAGAGGAAAGAATCTCCTCGTAGGTGCTAGGAACATCAGCATCAACATCTGCCTTATGCTTTTCAGCCTCTGCGAGGGCTTGGTGAGCCTTGACAAGCTGGTTCGCGGTGGTCTGACGATCATCATTCAGTTTATCCAACTCTTTGTTGAGTTCGGTGTATGCGCTCTGGAGTTTGGCAAACTCATTGTTGAGTTCCTTCATATCCTCTGCCTTGCGAGAATTGAACCGGTTCTGAGATTCCTGTTTGATGAGCTGAACATCACCGAGAGGGAGAGCCTGACCGCAATGAGGACAGAAACCTTCCTTATCGTCCCATTCCCAAGTGCGCTTGGCAATCTCATCACTACGCTTGTTTAAGTCGCTAACCTTCTTCTTGCACTCTTCAATCTGAGCGTTTATCTGAACCTCGGTGGTAGGATAGCCACTCATGACAGCTTTGAGGTTATCAACCGTAGACTCTGCCTTATTGAAGGCTGCGTTGGCGTTGAGAACATCGCTTTGGTGCTTGGTCATGCTATCGGTAGACTCCTTGTCTGCGCCCTGCTCCATCATTCGCTTGCGCTTTTCTGCAAATTCAATCTTCTTGCGGATTCCGTCAAGGCGAACTCTGTCTGCTCCACCGGTCCGAATCTGCTGAATCTTGTTGTCTATCTCTACCAGCTTTTCTTGCAGCTCAGCCTTTTCTTTCTCCATGGCCTCCCAATCCTGCTTTGGTGGAAGGGTCTTGTCGAGTTCGGCAAGTCTGATAGGGACCGCATCGAGTTCCTTCTGGACTTCTGTACGCTTGTGTTTGAGGTGGTGAAGGATGGCATCAATGTCTTTCTGTTTGAGAAGTTCAACAAGATAATCATACTTCTCTTCGCCCTTCGTGATGTCTTCGACTGAAATGTCACCTGCCAACGACTGAAGGAATGCGCGCTGATTCTGCCAAGTCATACCAAGGAACAGATTAGGACAGATGCACCACGCAAATGGGTCTTCTTGGAAGATTCCGTCAACTACGTTGCTGAAATCTCCGGCGGTAGCCAATTCTCCATCAACATAGTACTTGAAGGTGTTGGTGCATTTATCACCTTTCCACTTGTCGGTCAGAACTCGCTTGAACGAGATTTCGTCACCATCTACCAACATAACCAACTCGGATGAATGCTCTATCTCCTTGATGATGTTGTGATTCTCATCGAAGGTTTTGATGTCGAGCTGCATGCCGTTGGTATCAGTACCGAATAATGTGTACATGATGGCGTTGCCGATAGTGCTCTTGCCTCTTCCGTTGTCTCCCGAGATAACGGTAAGGTCTTCTCCGAAATTGAAGACTCCTGTGCGGATGCCACAGAAATTTTGCAGTTTAAGCATCTTGAATAGGATTTTCTTCATTTTTATCTTAGTTTAAAGTTTTTTCTTTTTCTCTCAGTTCCTTATCGTATTCCTCGAATGCCCTTGCTGTAGCGTAGGTGAACTGGTCACTATTGCGCATTGCATTCAAGATAAGGTTTTTGAGGTCTTCGGGCGATGCGTGCATGAATGCGTATGCCTTCGGAATGGTTTTGTCACCCATGAGGACTATGCAACGGAAATGCTTTGCCTCATCCCCCATCTTGTCAACTATATCAAGTACCTTCTTGATATGATTGAAGAAATTCTGTCTGATATTCTTTTTCATGATTTCGTTTTTAAAAACCTGCCTATCCTCACGGACGAGCAGGAAAGATGATTTTAAAATTATGTAAAATAACGCTAAAAACTAATTCTTATCTGTTGATCCTAAACCGCTACGAGTGCCGGTTACTTTGCCAAGTTCCAAGTTTGTGTCTGGAACGTAAGTGAAGGCGCCTTGGCAGATTCGTAGGGAATAAGGGATGATAAACTTGAAACCGAGCAGACGCATGATGCGATGCTTTAACCTCCATCTGCCCGACTTGACGATGGCATGGACTTCTTCACCATAGCCGCAATCAATCAAACCGAGAATTACATCAAGGTTTGCTCTGACCTTGCCTAGATAGTCGCCATGAAGGAGCCATGAGGGGAAATAAACATCTAACAACATTCCTTTGCCCGACATGCCACTACGTGGCTGAATCAGCATCTTCATATTTGAAGGAAGTTGTATCTTGAACCCGAGCGGAACATAAAAGCGTTTGTTTGGAGATACTTCCGTGTCCTTGCTGCTATGAAGGTCGTAAGCGGCATCCGTCTCATACGACTTCGTTGGGAAACACCCATGTGTTACCAATTCTACATTGATTTTTGTACCTGATTTACTCATATAATCTATTCTTATAAATGTTTCTGTTCTAAAAGTTTGTCTACTTCTTTCTGATAGAAGGCTATCAACTGATTATACTCGAAGAGTGACCAGTTCTTGTTTTCTGTTCTTGCCCTAACCTCTATCAAGTCAACCCTCTGTTCGCCAATCTGCTTGATAAGCGCGCGGCGATACATCTGGATATTGCCTTGATTGAAAATATTGCAAGCTACACATTGTGGTCGGCAGTTATCTTCGCTGAATCGGGTTGACATGTAACGCCTCGACATGTAATGGCCGTTCTGAATTTCCTTCCAAGGGAAAACTTTGCCGCAACTGATACATCGGCAATAACCTTTATCATCAGAATATTTCAGTCGAATGTATTTGGAGAAGACTGCATCGAGTTTGTCTCTCAGCTTACTTTTGCTAAGTCCGGCCTTCGCCTTCTTCTTTTCCTGGTCCTTCTTGGCTTTATCCCAAGGAGTCTTCTTTATAGGTGTCCTCTTGAGAGGAGTTTTCCTTTTTAAACCCATATTGCACGTAATTATCATTTGTAAAGTTTGAATACTCGCCCTCGGGCTTTCCGATGTCTGAGGACACATTTTTAATTTTAGAGTTGAGGATATTTATTTTCCTCAGCTTTGACTCGAAAATTCCCAAGGGTGCCCAAGGGTTTCTTTCGAGTTCTCTGTATATTTCGAGAACCTTTCTCCAGTACTTGTGGAGAGTAGGTTCGGATAAATCTATCATAAGCCATTGATTTTGAAGTTTAAGATAAAACCTGCCTATCCTCACGGACTGGCAGGAAAAATGATTTTAAAATTATGTAAAATAAGTGCTGCTGCTGCAGTGGATAACAAACAAATTCATAATAGTCCACCTTAGGGATTCGGACCCAACTTCCCGATTTGATAAGAATGTATTAAGGATTTACACAAAACAGTTTCGGGCGTGCTTACCAATTCACCATCGGTGGATAACGGCATCATGCGCTACCATGAATTTAAGAGCCATGCTCACCGCTTTAGCTACCAGTCATAAAGACTGATGCTCGGGGATGCGGACTTATTGAAATAATAATCGCGCATTCCCTTATAATGACTTAACACTATTCGACTTTACACTTTTCCAATATGTCAAAGAACTTATGCCCACAAACGGACAATGGGATTGTTCCGGAAACTGCTATATATAATAAGGTATAAAACGAAAGGTGCTGGTAGAATGCTCGACCACAACATTTCCTTATGGTTCGTGGCGCATGAATTCAACGCAAACAACTTATATTGCCACTGGGTCTATACCGCTCCACACCTAACAATTTCAAGAAATATTATAATAACAATATTCAAAACTACATGGGGGATTCGAGACGAGTTGAACGCCTTTGCTCGGGTTTCCCCGCTCACTCCGAGTGAGCTAGCTCGATTCCCATGTTTCACTCCTATGCTCACGCACAAGAGTGAATTGTAACTAGTAACCAACTCTATCTATTGAAGATAGGTTTTGCAAATAAGAAAAAGAACTTTCTTAATTAAGCAATCGTTTAACTATGCTCACGCACAACCAAATTTACAAACGCATATTGTCTGAATAACTAATCTAAAAGTTCAACAGCCAAATATTACACACTTAACACACTTTATCTGAGTCGTGGCACCTTTACAGGTTCTGCTCCGTAGCGATTCAGAGCACAGGAACGAATGTCCTGAGCCTGTTTGCTATTACTCCGGTAAGCTAGAGCATTGTGGACTGTACTCTTGCAACAACCAAAAATTTTCATGATTTTAGGAATTTTATCTTTATCAATCAAAATTTTTTCTATTTTTACTACCTTTTTCATATTATTTTTTGTATATTTGCACCATAAATCTGTTTACAACGAGTTTTATTCTCGTTTACGGATGCAAAGATACATGTTTGTAGGCAAATATCCAAAGATATAGACATTTATTTATAGTTAATTTACGTATTTACACATTTATAAACACTAGCAGTATGGAAGGATTAAGAGATAGAATCAACGAGGTAAGAGACCAATACAGGCTGACTAACAGAGGGTTTGCTGACGCTATCGGGGCAAAACCTGCTGCTACGAACAACTATTTGAACGGCACAAAGGAACCTTCGATGGAGTTTATAGACAGAATACTGACTACATACGTAGACATATCAGCAGATTGGCTACTTTGTGGCAGAGGAAGTATGTTTTACGACGCAGACAAGCAGACGGACGAAAAGCTGCTGAAAGAACTAGCAGAAACAAAAGTAAAGTTGCTAGTACAGGAAGGAGTGGTTAAGGAGTTAAAGCAAATCATCAGCGAGAAGATTGCTGAAAGAGACAAAAGCCTTGTTGGCTGATACGATAAAGGGGAGCCTTCTTTGCGAAGACTCCCCTTATTGTGTTACATCTTGCCTTCGAGGGCATCGAAAGCAGATTGTACATCCTTATTAAGTGTACGTGCGTATCTAGTAGTCTGACGCAAGGTAGTGTGCCCAAGTACTCTTGCTACGATGTTAATAGGCATTCCCTTCGACAGGAATAAGGTTGCCGCAGTCGCTCTACCCATGTGGGTATGCAGTCTGTCAACTCCGACCATCTGCCCGATCGCCTTCAAATAATCATTATACCTTTGGTTCGACATCTTAGGCAGCTTGAAATCATACTTCTGTAGCAACTCCAGAGCTGGATTGAGAAGTTGAAAAACGAAATCCGTATCTGTTTTCGTTCTCTTAGCGTGATAGAACATCTTGCCGTTAATCTCCTCGCAGTTAGTATAATCGAAGGATGCAAGGTCAGAGTATGCAAGTCCGGTGTAGCATTGGAAGAGGAACAAATCTCTTGCATGGAGAATATGAGGTGTTGAGAGTTTTAGTTTCTTGATGGCAGCAAACTGCTCTTCTGTGACACAATCAACATACTGCTTTTCTCCCTTGCCAATATGGAATGGCAGAAACTTGTATGGATTCTGCTCAATAAGTCCGTCTATCATCGCATCATTGATGAACAACTTGAGATACTTGTGATAGTCGTAGATGGTGCATTGAGCCTTATCCTGTCTGTGGAGATACTCATCCATCGCACGCACCTTCGACACATTGCAGTCTTGAAACGACTTTATCTTTCCCCATGTTTTTAGAAATTTGATAAAGACATCATAGCGTTTCTTGGTATGCTCGCACACCTTTCTCTCATTTCGTCTTCTCTCGCAGTACTCGATAAAAGAAGTTCCTTCGTCTTCCCCGTTCATTAAGGAAATAACGGCATTCAAATCATAGTTTCCTTCTTTCACCAACTTCTCAATGACCTCATGCGCTCTAGAAGTGTATGCAGTCAATAAGTTGTTGAGTTCATCTGCATCCTTGCGCTTGATAATCTTCTTTGTGGTATCAGACCATTGATTTGTTGTCACCTTGATACCGGTAGAATAATACTTGCGCGTACCCTTCGTACTAAAGCACAATTCGATAGAAACTTCCTTCTGAGAGGTTCCACGTTTCTGACGATTGTGAAAAATACTTAAATTAATTTTTGCCATTTTGGTAACATAAATTTTGAAGGTTGGTATCATTTTTGTAACACTCCCCTTCGTTCAACATTTTCCCAAATTTGGCTAAATCCCTCTAAACTAGAGTTTTACGGACAATATGTGTTTAAACTGGTTTAAAACGAGTTTAAGAAATCAATATTTATGACATAACACTTTTAAAAATTAAAAGCAGCTAACATAAATATCTGATATTCAGTACTTTATATTAGCTGCTTTAAACAAATTTTTCTTACTAAACGATGCGTTTTTACGCCTAAAAAGTGATTCCGTTGGGGTTCGAACCCAAGACCCACAGCTTAGAAGGCTGTTGCTC